TGATAGGATCTGTCTCGATCATCACACAGCACATGTGTATTCTGCACAATCATATGCTTCACAGCATGCTGTCTTTGATGGTAGAGGATCAGGTGGTTATGGTGGTAGATGGACGGGTCTGACTATATCAGCAGACGGTCAGAAGAGATATAAAAATCTATCGATTGGTAAGTTCCTATCTTATGTGGGATATGCTATGGAATTCAAAGGTATGGAGGTAGATTTTCCCGGAAAGATTATGGGTCTACAGGCATACGGAACTCCTGACATGGAATTAGCAAGACAGATAAACTCTGATAATATTCTTGACTTATGTGGTGAGTGGATTCATAAAGGTATTGATAGTAAAGATTCAAAGTTCCAAGACTTCGTGGCAACTGTGCATAAGGCATGTGAACTCATACAGTTAGAATATTTCAAGGTGTTTGACCCAAGTAAAAAGATTTCTTGCTCCGGTGGTGTGATGTTGAACACAGTTATCAACACCGAACTAAGAAAGACATATGATTTAGACATATTACCGCATGTATATGATGGTGGTCTTAGTATTGGTGCACTCAGGTATGCTGTTGGTCATAACTTTGACATGGGTAAGTTTCCATACTGTCAAGATGATTATGAACCAGAAGAAGTTACTGATCAGACTATTGAAGAAGCAGCAGAACTTTTAGCACAGGGTAAAATCATTGGGTGGTATCAAGGACATGGTGAGATAGGACCTAGGGCATTAGGTAACAGAAGTATCCTCATGAATCCAATGATCAAAGATGGTAAAGAAATATTGAACTCCCGTGTCAAGAAAAGAGAATGGTGGAGACCATTCGGAGCATCAGTATTGAAAGATAAGGCAGCAGATTATTTTGACATCGAGGACTCTCCATACATGTTATACAATGCAAAAGTAAAACAATCTGGACTTGATCCTATCACTCATGTGGATGGCACTTGCAGACATCAGACTGTCACATACGAATCGAATCCAAAATACTATGAGTTGATCAGTGCCTTTGAGAAAAAGACTGGTTGTCCTATTCTTCTCAATACATCTTTGAATATAGGAGGTAAACCAATAGCGGGAACCCCAGAGGATGCAGATGTATCTGGTCTAGATGCTTTGATTATAGGGAATCAGATTATCTGATGGGAGTTTATTGTAAGTTACCGTTCACTCATATCTTTAGTGATTCATATGGTATTATGATGCCATGTTGTTATGCACATGTAGATCATCCATACAAATCAGATAGACCCGGTGACTTCCCAACTGCTTCTGTTGAAGATGGGATACTAAACTATTGGAAATCTCCTGAGATGAGTCAACTAAGACTTGACATGATGAAAGGAGAGATGTCTGACACAATGAATAGTGTATGTCAACAATGCATATACAATGAGAAAGCAGGACTCCCATCTCATAGGATACCATCTGACACTGTGCCCCTTGGAAGAGTTCTTGATATCAAGTTGAGATTGTTTGGTAACTCATGCAATCTTTCATGCTACATGTGTAACATCAAGAACTCTAGTTACAGAATAAGTCAGACTGAAAAGATGATGGAGCACACACCGGAGGTGAGAGAGTATCTTGCTTACGATGACCTACCAGAATATCTAAAGAAAGATGGTGGGTTTGATTTACTATCACATAGTCCGGAGGTTTTTGAAAGGTTGATGTTAGATATCAAAAAACTAGCATCAAAAATAAAATCTATTACTATTATTGGTGGTGAACCAATGATATTACCATCACACTATAAAGTTTTAGATGTATTGGTGGAGTCTGGACACTCTGATAAAATTACATTGAGTTATGATTCTAACCTGACTAGACTTCAATGGAAAGGTTGTAAGATATTAGATTATTTTGACAGGTTCAAGTCTGTAGATATCAAGTGGTCGATAGAAGGTGTCGGTAAGTATGATGAGTACATAAGATTCCCAACTAAGTGGGAGACTGTGGAGGAAAATTTTGATATCATTTCTGCTCATCCTAAAGTAAATATTACTGCCAATACCACCATTCAATTACTATCAGTTATAAACTTTGATATACTTGTAGAATATCTTACGAAGAGAGGAATGCAAATAAAATTCATTCCTGTTGACACCCCACAAGTTGTTTCTCTTGGATATCTACATCCAAATGTACGTAAGCGATTATCTAATAAATATCGAGGTACAGAACTTGAATTTATTTGTCAGGAACTTGATAAAAATTATGATGATTGGGAGGAGAGATGGGAGAAAGCAATAAAGTATCTCAACTCAATTGATTATGTCAATGGAACAAATTGGAAGGAAACATTCCCAGAACTGTGTGATCTGTCTGAAGATAGGTAAGTTATATTCACATGAGTATGTAAATAACCTTTACAAAGCGATCAGAAAACAAACTGATCATGATGTCTTATGTTTTACCGATGATCCCACTGGGATACACCCTGACATTTACACTTATGACATGCAACCAAGAGTCAGTGAAGGATGGTGGCCAACGTGGAGTAAGATAGAGATATTTGGTAGAGATGAACTCTTGAGATATGAACGTAAGTTTTATTTTGATCTAGATCTTATCATACAAGGTGATATATCACCAATCTTTGAGTCGAAGGAGGATTGGGCAGCAATCAGAGCGACATGGAAGGGTATAAAATTTAGAATGAATCCAAACGAATCCGTAATCAATACCAGTGTCATGACTTGGTTAGATATTAGATGGATCTATGAGAAATGGGAATCTGATTGGAGAAACATAGTAAAGACATACAGAGGCACTGATCATTGGTATCATTTGAATGGGTTGACTCCTACGACTCACCCAAAAATATTTTATTCCTATCGTGAGGGATCTAAACCATCACATTACTGGGACAATAATAAGAAACCTTATCTACAGTATCAACCAGAGTATTCGGTGTGTCTATTTCACCAGAAACCTGAGATACATGAACTAGATAAAGATAGTAAACTCTATCGGATTTGGAATGAAACAATTTCATAGATTTTATAGAGAAAACTTCGGAAGTTATACTGAATCTGACAAACCTGTATTCAGAACTGTCAATGTGCATGCACATAATGGATGCAACTTAGCATGCAAAGGATGTAATCATAATAGTAGTGTGCTTGCACCCGGAAGTGGTATCTTGGTTGATCAAATGCTTGATGATCTACAAAGTATTCTACCAAGGATTCATATCTATAGTCATATAAGTTTGCTAGGTGGAGAACCACTATTAGAACCAAGATGCGAGGAGATTCTTACTAAGATAGAGGAGTTAGTTGACTGTAGAGTAAAGTTATTTTCTAATGCCCTCCTTCTTCATAAGAATCATGATTGGATAATCGATCACATGAAACGGGGAACAACTCTAAGGTTGAGTATGCATGTTAGTCCTGTAAGTAAATTAGGGAAACAGAATTATAAAAATGTAAAAGACTTTATTGAATATGCAGAGGACAAGGTAGATCTAGATTCAACTCTTGAGATTAGTGAACCATGGGATGAGAAATGGTTTGACATGCTCAAGTGGGAGGACAATAAGTTTCATCCTCACGAAAACAATGATCTAGAGAGTAGTTGGAGTCACTGCTCATGTCCTCAAATGCAGATATATAATGGGCATCTCTGGAAATGTGCTAGTATAGCTTATCTAAGAGAAACACTTGGATCTACACAGCAGTTAGATGATCCTGCATGGCAGAAGTATCTAAAGTATAAACCCACTCGTGCAGATGCTCCCATAGAGGACATCTACAAGATGGCAGACGGTCAAAACTATGCACATTCAATTTGTAATATGTGTCCTGCTAATCCTAAATGGTTCAGAGCATACAGACAATTGGCAGGTGTGAAACAAGTCGTACCTCAAACCAAAATCGACTTTTAGTTTACCAGATTCCGGAAAAAAAATCCCGGCAAATTTTTACCCCCTAGGTTTTTTATGAGAGTATTAGTGACAGGTGGATGTGGATTCATAGGACACAGAGTTGTGCACCTGCTTGAGAAACAAGGACATGATGTTCTGATTGTAGATAATCATACCACCTATGGGTCAATTCAGTCTGACGAGTTAGTAGATCTTGTAAGGGAAAGAAAAAGATTTATAAAATCTAATGTATTGACGACAGATATTTGTGACTTTGTAGCATTATATAAAGCAATAGAATTTGATCCTGATGTGGTGGTGCATCTAGCATCATTCCCTAGACAGAAAAGTGTTGACATCAATCCTCAAGAGGGTGTCAAGACTATGATGGAAGGTCTCTTGAATGTCTTAGAAATATCTAAGAACAGAAGATTGATTTATATCTCATCATCTATGGTGTATGGTGATATGGATGGTCCTGCTAGAGAAGATGATCCATGTACTCCGAAAGGTCTGTATGCTATCATGAAGTATACTGGTGAGAAGATGGTGAAGGATTATGGTAGAAGATTTGGTATGGAATATAATATTATAAGACCATCAGCAGTTTATGGTCCTCGTGATGTTGGTGATAGAGTGATTGCAAAATTCCTACTCAATGCTAGGATAGGCAAACCACTCATAGTCAATGGTGTAGAAGAGAAACTAGATTTTAGTTTTGTAGATGACACCGCCAGTGGTATCTGTAGAGTTGTAAATCTTGGTTTACCAAATGAGACTTATAATATAACAAGGGGGCAGGCAAGAACAATTTATGATGCAGCATGCTGTGTGATAGATATGGTTGGTGATGGTGAGGTAATAGTTCAAGAAAAAGATGGCAAGTTTCCTAGCAGAGATGCCCTATGCATCGATAAAGCAAGGGAACAACTCGATTACAATCCAACAACAAACTTAGAGGAGGGTTTACAAATTTATTATGACTGGTTCACAGAGTTCTACGATCACGTTCACTGGTTTACAGCGTCAGTATAAGTTTCTTCGAGATCAAATACTAGAAGCGACTGATCATGTTTACTCGACTGGTCAGCATATGTTGGGTCCAAATACAAGATACTTTGAGCAGTGGTTGACAAAGAAGAACAAGCAACCCACACTCACAGTAGATAATGGTACACAGGCACTAGAAATTGTAGCAGAGTGGTATAAGAAAACTTATGATGGCACTGTATATCTTCCTGCATTCTCATTCATTGCTACAGACAATGCCTTCAAGAGAGTGGGTTGTAAGATAAAGTATGTTGAGGTAGATGAATATGGATTGATGCAAGATGCACATGCAGAGGAGTGGACAGATCTTGTTGTATTGGTAGGATTGTATGGAGCAGCACTCAAACCACAGAAAGGAATCATATGTGAAGATGGTGCACAGAATTGGACAGGTAATGGATTCAAAAGAATCGGTGACATATGTACAATGTCATTCGACCCAATGAAAAACCTACCCAATTATGGGAATGGTGGTGCTATTTGCACAACTATACCTGAGTTGTATGAGTTTATAAAAAACTTCCGTCACCATCATCATCCAAAGTACACAGATGTAGCAACTAATTCAAAGATGAGTGAGTTAGATTGTGCATGCATGATGATCAAGGCAAAGTATTTGGAGGAGTGGGAAAGAAGGAGAAAGGAGATTGCTAAGTATTGGATGGAGAATTGTAAGTATAAGGTATTGATAAATGATTTGTACTCACATGCTGTACAGAAGTTTGTCATTCAACTTGATGATAGGGATGACTTTAGAGAGAAAGTATGTTATCCTACTAGAATCAACTATCCATACACACTAGCACCTACAGAGAATGCAGTGAAGTTATCGAAGACAGTTGTATCGTTACCAATTTATCCTGAGTTGACAGATGCTGAAGTCGAGATTATCAATGACACCCTTTGACACCTATAAAATATATCTTGCAATGAAGAGTCACTTCACCAGAGAGAAGTATGATTACTTCCAGTATGGTGGTAAGACTAATGCTAGTGTAGATTCATTTTATAAAAGAAAGGACAGATATTTTTTCGAGAAAACATCAAGGAAGTATCCAGATGAGGAGGTCAAACAATTCTTTGTTGCTAATTTTGTAGAGTCAACTGATCCTCAAAGTCTTTGGATAGGGACAATCGCTAGGACAGGTGATGCAAATTACTCAGCATGGCAGAAGAGACAGCAGAGTTTATACTATAAGTTTACTCAAGAGATAGATGAATTATGTAAAGTTCCTTTTGCAGAGTGGTTCACAGGTAAAGGTCATCCACACATACTCAAGTGTCATCTAAGAGATGAGTTGAGTATTGAGAATATGATAATTTTAGATAAGGTCTTTGGATATAAGAAAAACTTTGATAAGACTTTGACTGACCCTGTATGGGAGAAAATTAGTATGAAAATGCATAAGTATTCACCGTTTCTAAATATTGATATATTTAAATACAAAACTTATCTAAAGGAACAACTGTATGAGTAAATTCTTCAGATCACAGATCATTCAAGAAGAAATGCAGGATATATTTGAGACACAGAAAGACCTTTATGCTGTCATCATGAAGTTTGCAACGATGACTGACGAAGAGAAGAAAGAACATATGCAAAAACTTATATCACTTATTGATAAACAAGAAGTTATGTGGACAAGGTTATCATTGTCAGATGACCCAGAAGCAAAGCAAATGAAAGAAAAAATCCAAATGACTTCTGCTGCCATGGGATTCAAAGAAGTTAATATGAACACAATCTTCAATAATATGAGACAGACACTAGAGAATTTGTCAAGTAAATTACATACATAATATTATATTACTCATTAGTATATGTTATCAACAGCATACCGCCTTCGGTTGGAAGGCATTTGCAAGTCAATTGCAGCAGGAACAGAAGTTAGTATGGAAGATATGATATGGGCACAGAAATTGTCAAAAGCAAATACATCTGCTAGAGGTATGTTGAGTACAGCAAGAAGAATGAGAACAAATCCTAACGATTCTTTTCTGAATAACTTGAATATAGGAGACCCCGATTCAAGTAATCACCGTAGGGGTTTCTATAAACCAGAAGATGTGGTAGACTGGTTTCATCAGGACAGACCTGACGATTGGAGACAACGAGACTAATGTTAGCATTTTTATTCACAGCAGCAGGGTTTCTAAACCTGATGTTTTACATCTTTGCGATAGGATGTGGGATCTCATTTATTCTTGAGCAAATTCTCAAGGTCAGACCTTTGAGTGCTGACTCATCAATGAACGAGAGGAACATGTACATCGTTCAGAGCAATAGAAGATACTGTTGGAGACAAGCATGGATCACTAATGTTTTTTGGTTCTTGTGTAATATTGGTTTGTATATCATCTCAAGAAACATGCAAACACCAACAGACACATTCTGGAATGGGATATAGATTATGCTAGGACTAATTCTATTGATTTTATGTATTCCCTTTGTTGTGCTGACACTATTTTTCGGTACAAAAGGAGGGTTTTATGACAGTGATGACTATGATGGACATGGCACTGCTCATAAGGTTTTAGTTGATGATGAAACCGAGATATAATAGTTGACCTTACCTAAATAGTATGTTATATTAATCTTGTTGTATGCAAGGTGTTAATCCACCGATTTACTCAATCCGACGAATCCAATTAATCAAACTAATGTCATTCGCAAATCTAAAAAAACAGTCAAGACTAGGCAGTCTCACTTCTAAACTTACAAGTGAGATAGAAAAGATGAACAAAGGCACTACTAATGGTGCTGATGAGCGTCTTTGGAAACTAGAAGTTGACAAAGCAGGTAACGGTTATGCTGTAATCCGTTTTCTTCCTGCACCCGACGGGGAAGAACTTCCATGGGCAAAGGTATGGTCACATGCTTTTCAAGGTCCCGGAG